TTTTTTTTTTTTTTTGTTATTCTTCCAATTGGCCATGATTACCTTCATCCATTTACTAATCTATTACTGATCACTTAACATGCTGGCTCTTCCACATGGGCACGTGTCGTCACTTATGTACGCACATCTTTCACCTGCTCCAACACTATACATGATCAACAATAATTTTCAACTAAGCAATCTATAGTCCACTACAACCTTCTCTATCTATTGTAGTGACAAGACATCCATTCTGATAGAGAGTGCCCTATCCCGACTGGCTAGCGAGGTTTTATCCACCTAGTGCCGACATAGGGTTCATTCTCTTATATTTCTGAGCTTCCCTGGGTATCATCATCAATCTGCGCGAGAATGCTGAGGTCCTGGGGCGTTAGCTCTCTTCTTACATTTTGCTGCACACGACTCTTGGGCGTTGCAGCACTCACATTATCCTTTTCAACTTGCCCTTTCTTCTGCTTGCGCTGAAATTTTGGGCTCAACAATTGCGCACCCTCTTCTGTATGTTGGTACGCATCCAGATTTTCATTCATAACTTTCATGATAGTCTCAAACCCGGGTAGGGTGCTATCAAATCTTATTGCACCAGAATAGCGCAGCTCATAAACATCCTTCTGCGGCTCATCAGCAGCCCCAGACATGTTGTTGACTTTGGCCAATTCCAGCTTGGATCCAAAGAAAAAGGCTCCCGCTGTGGGGGCCAATTCAGCAAGGATGGGGAACTGTGGGTCACTAGTTCCCAATTTGAGCATACTACCACCACCAAAATTCTGGCTGGGGCCCCTTTTGCCGAAACACTGTTGAACAGTGCACTGCTTGTTGGGCGTCCTCTTTTGGCGGGGTTTGTTGAGAATTTTCTGCTTTATTTCCTTGGCTGTCTGCTTTGTAACTTGCACTGGTTTGCCGGACTCTTTGTTCAGCTTGGCCAGCACAAGGGAAGCAATTTGATCAGCCATATCAGGTGTCACTTCAGAGGTATTATTTCTAGAAGCTGAGTTGTTTCTGCTTCTGCTTCCGCCGACACTAGATGCTCTGCTGGATGCACGAGAGCTAGATCGCGAGCTAGGAGCAGACCTTCCTGAGCCTTCAACATAATAGCCTTTAGGCAGAACCGTGCCAGGCGCAAACCTAGTCGGCTCAGCTTGGTGGCTAGTAGGATCCCTATCTGGAACGTCCGCTGGGGAACGTACATCAACATTTGGACTAGCAACCCAAACAACACCGTCGATGTCCGACCCGTATTGTTTGTTCGCATACGGCCCTGTTCCGAGATAGTAAAAATACCATCTGGGTAGCAGCTGCCGTTGTTGTCCATCTGCAGTTCTATAGGACTTTCTGTTGTGCCTATACCAGTATCCCTTTTCTTCTGAGGGAGGGACTCCATTGGTAAGGGGCACACCTTGTCCTTGTTCAAATCCAAATTCTTGCCCTTTTTGAAACTGAGTAATTCCAGAGAACCAGGAGTAAAATGGTACAACATTTCCTCCTGAAGCCTGGGTATTAGCTGTTTGCTTAGGTTGGGCTCTTCTACCTCTGCTATTAACATTATTAGGTTCCGTCTGGTCGGCCCACTTAAGAATGCCGCCATTACGGTTACCAGAGGATGATCTGCTACCAGCTTTGCCTGGCGTATGAGACATCCTTTAAGTTTAGACATTATTTCTCAACAATGCGGTATCCATGCCATTCCCTTTTTGAGAGGATGGCAGCCGGTAATTGCCGACTTTGGACTTCACATATACTGCAAAACCACTGATATCGCCTATCTTATCCAAAAATGCCCGCTTATACGTGCAAATGTGTGTAACTTTTGCTACAGTCACATAAGCGGGAAGGTCAGATAGAGTATAGCCGGTACCAAGCTTTATACCCTGAATGTAAAGGTGGCCACGTATTATTGTGACCGTAAGGGTATGATAGTCCTCAATTATGGGCCTAACAAACATTCTCCCTTTCATATCTATACACATCAGGTTGTTTGTTTCGGGGTTGAAACTCCACCAACTTCCCGTTCTAATAAACAACCTAATACTATTCACAAAATACACAATCCACATAATAATGGACACTATAGCAAACACTATAGAAAATCCAAGATACACATTATTCAATGCGTAAACGCAATTAAAAATAACCAAAATGATAGTCAGAGGCCACATGAGCCAGAGAATTATCATCTTGATGACATAGACAAACATGCTACGGCTCGTATAACCGAACTGTAGTATGATTGTGATTACAAGTAGTATGATACCCAAAGAGAAATTCCATTCTTTTAGGAATCTAATTGCCTCATCCGCAGTCCAGCTATAGATTGGCTCTGGGGTTGTTGCTTGACCACTCATAATGTTTAGATGAACTAGACATCATCCAAATCTAAAACAGGGGGTTTTGCATCACTGTAAAACTTATAAAATTGTCTTCCTCTATTATACACATAAATAGAAGGGGACACTACTAAAGTATTACACATACCGCAAAGTTGAATACATAGTTTAAATGTTGCCAAGGCTGCTACCACTATAAGAATAACGAGCAGGCATATAGCAACAATTAAAATTATCTGCCCCACATACCACACTGTGTCTGTAAGAGAAAGTTCAACCATATCTATTCAAATGCTCTGCTCGCCAGAGTATGAACTCAATGGTCTCAGATACTAGCTTATTAACAGCCTCGGAAGGTGAATTACCGAAGCTCTTAAAGCCAGAAATAATTCCAAAATTTTTATCCGTTTTTCCGTACAAGGTCAGAGTTGCAAGAACTTTACCTTGATTACGGCACCACGAATTATTATGTACGAAAGAGTAACCCACTGCGGGTCTCTTATATCCAAAAATGGAACAATAACTCTCTAGGTTGTAAACATCAAATGCACGAGTGTACACAATGTTGTCTACAGCCCAGGGATCCATGTAGGGGTTAGCCTCCTAAATTTCGGCAGGTGCCGAAAATTATAAGGTTTACCCGTTGTAAGAATAGGCTTGGTACTGGTACTATAATCAGGGGTTTTAAATCCTGTTGTACCAGTATCAAATCCTCTAAATTTACCCAAATAGACACTCGTATAAGTGTCAGTAGGTTTAATTAATGTAACGCGACCGTCATCACCAGATGTAACCACTGACGTAGGCGGGGTTCTAATTGTATAACACACAGTACCAATCCTTGCGGATGGGTTTGTGGTATTTCTTATATCTAGCCCTGATATCACAAAGGATAAATGAAGGAGACATACTCCAACTACTAGTGCTATTAGCAAAGGTGTTAAAACCAAAATAGCAATAATCTTAACACTATCACTCATTGTGAATGTTAGATTACGGGCTCTGCTTATGGGTTTTAACACTTAATAACACTTTCCTATCTTGCTGTGATTTATGGGGTCTGATATCGGGGTTAATCATCATGACTGGTTTTAACCACAATATCTTGATGACCACCATAATCATCACAGCAACTTCCACACTTCTTAAAACAACTAGATCCACATCCTGTACAACAGCATACAAAGAATAGGAGTACTAAGACAGCTACACCTGCAAGGCCAATTAAGAGCCATACATACCAAGGCCATTTTACATACATCTCGTACGTACCAATCTCCTTTAGGTTGATGTAACTGTCATTTAACTTTTTAATTGCATCCTGAATCCTATCCATCTCTTCTTGGAGATCCAGGAAGGTAACATTAATTCTTTCAAGATCCAGCGACAAGTCAGGTGCCACTGAACTTTGATTTTTAAACCATTTATCCAACTCCTCCTTGAAGTCGGGGAGATTAGGTATTGATGTGTTCAAGACTACATCAGGCGCTTTTGTAAAATTCACAGCGCAATTATTCATCATTATAACATTATCATTAGTAATGGGTTCAGGATGGTAGTAAGCACTACCAGTGAACATCCATTTATCATTAACTTTGATAAAGTACCCACTTTTAGGTGCTACTCCAACATCACCAGCCAAACATAAGCCAGGGCTCACGTAAGCAGTGGTGTATTTAGTTGGTTGGTAGCTGAAGTGAATAAAATATAATCCATATGGCGCGTTCTGGACAAGAGACAATATATGATTTCCGTTGCCACAGAAATTTACGCGCGTTGACTGACTTTTAACACATTCATTAACCTTCTCAATGGCCTGAGAAGCACTGAACTTAACAAGCGTTATGTCGCTAAGTTGTTGCGACACATAGGCATTGAGGGCAGTAAGCCTGCCATTAATTAATCTATCTATTTGGACTTGTGCCTCAAGGGCATCCAGCCTAGATAGAATTTCCTGTAAAGATGAACTAATTGCACCAAATCTATTAGAGAGCTGCTGCAACAAGTTATTTAAAGCTTCTGCATTTGCATTCACAACAGACTGAATCTTAGCTAGCGCAGAATTGGTTGCATCGAACCCATTCTGAATAGCTGTCAGAGCGTTGTTGAAGGCATTAGCAATCATTTTCTGGTTCTGGTTCAAAACATCCATAGTGACACCAAGACCATTAATCCTGTATTGAACACTCATAGTGAATGGGACCCCTGCTGCCGCTGAAAATGGCGGAAACAGCATGGATAGTCCTACACCTGTAGCGTAACCAGACATCTGAGACTCTGATAGAACAGGTGGTAGTACCTTAATACCGTTAAAACTCTGCACACAAACAAGATCTCTAATTTCAGAACCTTGAGTGCAATTGTTATAAGCGTCCACAAAACCAACATCAGACAATTTTACTTTGTTAAAAAGTATATCTTCTATTGCGGAGCGGTGTGATATGCAATTGCTACCAACACAGCCCATCACAGAAGAAAAGTTGATGTCGTCCTGATTGAAACTGATGCCATCCTTAAGCCTGCTGCTTAGTGTGACACCATTCATTAATGTACTAGCTAATTGATACTGGGATGTATCAATCATGCTATTAACTTCATTTAGTATGGTGTTAATGTTATCACAGAAACTACCATACTCTACTAATTGTTCTCTACAAGCCGCATAGTCACCACAGACAAACGCAGCACAATCAATGGTTACCTTGGGGGAAGTTGTTTGTACAAATTCCTCTAGGTTACCTATAGTAAATTCTGTCGGAATTTGGATCTCATAGAGACCACCAACAGATTCAACACTATCGTTCACAAGAGTAGGAACGAAAGGTTCAAAATTAGTAAGCCGATAACCAGTATTTAAATCTCTCTTGGCTCGCCATGTAGATGAATAGTCCACGCAATAACCACTGCCAACAGTGAGATTGCAAGAACCAACAGCTTCAGCGATATCGTCATCAGCATTAACCACACAGCCAAGGTAACTATCAAAGTACCTGATGACTGAGCGTGAGATAGAAATATTATTATTAAACACGTAGCTGCATTTGAGATTTCTGTACAGAAGGGCAGGCTCATCAGTGTCAGAATGATAAGCGGCGCTAACACGTCCACTATAGCAACTACGTATCATATAAGTTCTATTGGTGAGAAAGTCTTTAAAACCATAAAGACCACCATTAGAATCATAGAGGAGGTTTTGCCAACTATTATAATAGGTGGCATTAACTTCAGTAAAAATGCCCTGGCCTGATATGCCATAAAGGTCATATTTAACGCAAACACCTACTATAATTTCAGTGTTTGCCTTCTGTAAATCGGTGGCACATGTGGTACCGCTATTTACATTATTAAGCAGAACATTTGCAAAGACTTGACAATTACCGCCCGACAAACAAGTGTCAGCTCCAAAAGAAGTCCAGGCATAGTAATAAGGTTGACTATTGCCTGCACTATACTGAGTATTAGAACACGAACATGTGAGGATGGAATTGCCCGGCATGGATGGCGCACATTGGTCAGCCATAACGCCCACACCAGGGCAATATTGTCCAACACCCACAGTGGCTGGTGTTTGTTTACATGCTGAGCTGGTCAACCAAGGATAACCAGGACAATCATATATAGGTTGTCCACTAGTTGATGTACCAATTTGAGGTCTTTCAACAGTACCAGTGGGGCAACCAAGTTTGCAAGGACAATAATCATTGGGTACATTAAAACACATAGTGGAATAAATCGCACTATATTTATTATAGTTCTGACCAATATTAAGAGGCTTAAATTCAACAAAGCCATAGCGATTATTCCAACCGCTAGGATTCTTCTTGGTAACTGTTACATTATTAGCAGGGATGCCATAATACAATTGACAAGAAGTAGCGGACTGGTCCAACCTATAATTGTAATTCTGAATGTACCCTGAACTTCCAAACTGTAGATCAACCTTTCTACTATTTGGAATGGCAAATTTATCTATAGTTATGCTACCAAAACACATATCATATATCTTGGAAGCATCAATATTATTACAAGAGAAAGAAGTAGCCCTCACCTTGCTGAGGAGACTACTCATATTAAAATTACAATTACTAAATGTTTTGCGCTCCCATGAGATTGGAGAGGGTACTTGTGGATCATTTAACCACTGTTCGATCTCACAATCAGGGAGATTGGGTATACGCCTGTACACATCTGCTATTGGTTGAACAGTGTATCCAGTGAGCTCGTATACTCCTGTAACAGGTTTTATATTTTGAGTCATACACTGAATTTCACTCATGTGATCACTAGCACAATCGACGGCATTGGTAATTACACCGTTGCCATCGAAGACTAGAAGGTATTCCCTCTTGATAAGAGGTGTGACCCAATACTCATAAGTTTGCCTGGCGTTACACACAAGTGGCAACACATAGTAGTGTGTGACGACAGTGCCTAAATATACTTGAAACAAAAGCGTTGTAATAGGACTTTTATCACCTACATACGCATAAAAAGTTCCACCATCTTGATAGAAATGAAAATAAATATTATCAGCAGCCACATTATATGTAAAATTGCGCTGATATAGGCAAGGAACAATGCCTATAGATGCATGCCATAGACTAGGTCGTCCATTACCCAAGACAGGATTGCAAGCCGTATTAGGGTATTCACACATAGTGTATTGGCATACAGACGCACTCAAGGTGCCAATTAACTTACCATTAACAATCTGTGTAGATGGCTCTATAACTATAGTGTAAGTGGTATTCACAAAAGAGGTACCAAAAACTATAGTTCCGAACTCAGAATGAGTGATGCCATTTAACACAGGTTTGCTATTTCTAGCTTTAACAAATATACCAGAATTAAATTCTGACAAAAATGGTGGAAGAAACCAGTTAGTGCTTAACCACTGAGTTCCCTTAAGTAGCAGGTTACGATAGATGGAACCCGATACAGGATAATAACCAGTGAGCAACAAACTAGTATTCAAATAAACACGATTTAGAACATAGTACGTGCCAACACCATTAGACACATCAACAACTTCAGTGGAAATTGGCGGCTGTGGTGAGGCGGCACTATTAATCCAACTTTGAGTGCACTTAAAATCGCCAATAATACCAAAAACAGGCTCGGCGAATAAGAGCAGAAAAATTATAACCATGTTTAGATTAATGGCCTACGCATCATGAAGCCTAGTACCATTATCTACAAGGAAATATAAAAGCAAAACCACAATGGTTATAACCGCTATTCCAAGAAGAATGCCAAGCAAAATGACAGGTAGCGGATCATAATTACAAATGGGAATTCCATTTATATTTATATTGGCAGCAGTGGGGCACTCGCCATAGGCATAGACGGGCCAAACACTACTAACATTATTATACATAAACACACCTTGCTTAGCAAAGCAAGGGGCATTATAAATTAAACCCTTGAGGATGTTAGAAAATCCAACATCGCCATGGTTAATATCATAGCTACCAACATAATCTGTGGTAGAATTACGAAAATAGCAATAAGGCAATTGACATGCCTCTGCTGTTTTATTATCAGAGGTCCTGGCATGGTTCCAACGAGAATCGACAACCTGTACTGGCGTAAAGCTCTTCGGCTTTGTCAGACAGATAGCCTTCGTCGGAACTGTGAGAAGCAACTCATTAGAAACAGATTTATAAATTCCTGAAGGCAAGGTAAGATATTGGCACTCGTAATCAACTACAGTAGCTTTATCAACTGTGTTGTTACGGCCATAGAATTCTCCAGTACTATAACTATAATAATACTGGCTGTCATTGTAGTAAGTACCTGAAGCCAGGAACATACCAGTATAAATACACAATGGGACTATGTACTCATCACAACCCGTGAGAGTAAAATTAGCCTCAGCGGTGTAAAAATAAGTATTAACACCAGTTTCCCTCTGTATAGACGCTGGATTATTTAAGGTCAGACTGCCCCTCTTACAAATTGAGGTTGCAGCTGCCGCTCCAGTGTACACATAGGGAACAGTTATTATGGAGAGGCCTCGATAAACGGACATCTTCTTATACACTTGCTCATAAAACTTACCTTTATTATTTATCCAAATACCATTATCACCGGACGAGGTACATTTAAACGCATGACTCGGTGAAAAATTAACGCCTTCATAGAATATTATTTGGTTCCCTTCACCCTGATAGTTGTAGAAGTCAGTGAAATGAAAGCTCCTAAAGATGGAATTGCCAGCCTTAGAAGATATTTTTCCTGAATTGCACAACGAGGGATCGAGGTCCATATAAGAATAGTTTTTAGGATTGATATTATTGATATGGTTACAGTCACTACGACTGTCGCCAAACAAAAACCAATCGTCATTAATGTGAGAAACCACGTTGGTGGGAGGATTTTCAAAACCTGTAACACCGACGAGGAGGCAAAGCAGGCCTATGGTTAGGACTGCGGTGGCCATATCTAAAAACGAGTTCAGTCTTCATCACTTGACGTGTATGAAAACTCACCTGCACAATTACAACATTTGTGACGAATTGTCTTTCGAAAATATTTACTATTCTTGAAGACAAATCGATAAAACCACAAGTTGTTATCATAATGATACGCGAGCTTATTCCAAGCATCATCATCTTGCTCGGGAAAACTTCCTTCAGGTAGCTCTTCTCGTATCATATCCAAACAACAATAGCCCATTATAGCACTAAGATGGTCAGTGGGCGGTTTACCAACACTTCTGATTCCCATCCAATGACTAACTAGTGATTTATAAAACCCATCCTTTTTATCAGCACCTAGCTCTACCAATTCGAGGTATGCAGGGGCAGATTGATTGATGGGTATTGTACAATTGAATTGTAGGTCTTTTATACCATCAGGAAGATGTTTTGGTGTTATGTTAGTGAATTGTGCGATGGTGCAGTGTGCAATCCATTTTCTAGACTGGTCTGCAACACATCCTTTTTCTCTAATATAGTCAACAACATCTTCATGCAATTCTGCACAACCTTTAACATCCAGGACAATGCATCTGCCTAGAATGTGCGGGTTACAAAATGTAAGAGCCGCATCATCGAAGCAAAAGTCATCTATAACTTCCTGAATGGCAATATCAACCGAATTAATATCACTAGGCTTAATATCAAGCATAGTGACACTAATGTGCGGACAATTTTGTAGCTTGCATTCTACACCTCTTTCAAGTATTGTAGCCTGAAGCTTATTAAATTTCACGACAAACTCGTTAAAATGAGAAAGCGGAAAATTAATAAAATGAGTTGGCTTGTCAGCATATGCCACAGCCATTTTAGTTTAGATTACTAACATTTACTAGGCTATCACCTGTAAAACACTCTTTATTTGTATCACGAACAAGTAGCTTACCCTTCTCTATGAGAGAGTAAACCATATCATTGATCTGGTCTGCTTTTAAATTCACCACCGCAGTACCAGCCAATTTAAGTGGAAATTTAGTCATGTCAAAAAGACTATAAGACCCTCCATTCCACATCTGACTATTTCTCCAAAACAAATAGTTGGCATGCATAACATTTCCATCAATTTCAACCTTGGACTTACCCAAATAATTAATGCCAACTAAAAATCCTTCACTTGAAGAGGCGTTTGCATTTGCACAGAAGACCGTCCAAAAAGCAAACTTCCCCATTAAACTATATAATTCTGCGTTCCACGAAAACTCTGTTATTTTTATGGCAACTGAGCCTCCTAGAGCCAACTTGGAACGGATTAAATGACAAATATACGTAAAGAAACCATCTTTACTAACATTATACTCTCCTATATTCTTAGTTATAGGGTCATACATATCAGAAATTATCAGATCCCACTGACAATCAAAAGGTAGCGTAACACAATCCCCAAAGTAAGTAGCAACGCTATCACTAACAAAGGGATTCAAATCATTATCTATAAGTATTGTACCTGCGGGTAACCACTGCCTAAGAACTGCAGAACCAGGTGCAACACCTTTATCTGAGCCCGCTCCTAAGTGCAAGACTCTCATATTTGCAGGCACAGCCAGCGTTGTAGTATTCAAATACTGACATAGCTGGGTGTACTTAGCAACATTCATCATACATCCCGTAGGAAGTGGGATTACCTTGCCATAATTCCATAAATCAACTCTTTCCATAGATGAATTGAGATATTTATATAGCACAGGCATAGTATAACCAGGTTTCCAATCAGATGCTGCTTGCAATCTGGGATAAAAAGTCATCACTTTATCCGAGTTACACCACAACATAAACTGAAAGTCCTTAAAATCAACATTTACATTAACTACCTTACTAACACAATTTAGATCAAGTGACTTAACAAGAGCCACAAAATCATCTAACAACAAATCAAGCACAGTGCACACACTCTTACTACTACCACTCTTCTGGTCTGTGATGAAGTACGAATGTATGCTAGAGTCATACTCAATGAACTCTTGAATTTCCAGCTTGGAGGTTTGCTGCCTTCGGTACAAGCCTATAAGCAAATGCAACCCACCAATTATCTTCTGGTTAAAACTTCCATAAACAATATGTTCAAAAGCATAGTCCTCCAAACCATACTTCTGGATGAACACTTCATCTTCCAGCTGGACAAAATCCCTCTCCATCTCTGAACGAGGTTCAAATGTCTCAAGCTGTCTGCTTTGCGTAAAGAGATTCCCAAGCGCTAGAGCATCATTACCAGCGCCATTACCGGGTTTGGCATAACCCCCTGGATTACCTTGTGGGCTCCAGTTAGAGCTGACTCCCAGGCTGGTTAACTGGCTGAAGATAACATCCTGACCCTCTTTACGAACTGCAAAATAAAAAGAAACATCTTCTTTTCCAACTTTATCCACCAACAGTCCATTTAATTCTGCACGTGGTGGACCTTTAATCATCGATAGACTTTTTATTTTTGTCGTGCTAATGAACACACCATTTTGTGCATTTCTAAATGCTTCAAGAGCACCATTGTCACGACCATCATATAATACATTCAATTGGCTAATATTTTTAATGTCAGTATACTTGCAAACACCAAAGGTGCTAGTGCAAAATATACTCTCTCTAACATAATCCCAGATGATGTGCTTCCAGCAAACATCAACATTCAAATTTCTTAAGAGCTTAAGCTCTGGGTGGTGCCTAACACTTCGCTTAGCAAATAGTTCGACGGCCACATTAGTAGGGAATGTCGTGTTATTTTTAAACACTAAGACATCCTCCTGTTCAATCTTAGCAAAGACTTTGTCATTACGGATAGCACAAGGCATTTCGCCGGCCTCACCAGTAAAGGCTCCAGTCTTGACTAAATTATAAACTACATTCTCCAAACTCTGCAGTTGGGTGAATGTATTCCACAAATTATAAAATTCGAAGGTCTTATAGACCCAAAAAGTAAAACCTGCTGTAGTTGCTGTATTGTAGCATTCAAGATACTCACGATACTCCTCAGCATGTTTTAAACATACAGCGCCACCCAAATTGCATCTTGTGATGCAAGTGGCGGATTTAAGAGGTACATAATCCACCTGTTTAACATCAATGCCCTCCATATACACACAAGGCGTATCTGAATAATAGAAGAAAGGCATTGGTTTCAAATACTCGAAGGCTGCCCGAATAAAGGGAGGTGTGTGGAATGCATGTTTATTAACATACAGACTACCACCATTACAACCGGGGAGATTTAACTTGCTTAACACCCTTGTGTCAAACCGACATACCACTGCATTGGAGGGATACTTATCCACATTGCAGTTCCAAAACATACACAAACCATCTTTAAAACTGTCCTTATGAGCATCATATGTGTAGACCAAGGTCTTCACCGCCTTAACAAGAGGCTTAGCATCATAGAACTTAAAATCAAAATCTTTGACACAGGCAATCGCTTTTGGGTTGCCGATGTCATAACACAAACTATATCTATTACAGAGCATCGCCGCCTTAAGCATAACTCTCTGCAATGCCCTACAAGAAGAATTTATAACTAACTCATTACTAATAATTGGATACTCAAGGTTCCAGTTGACATTATTACAAAAACAATCATACACGGCTAAACACCGAGTCATTATAGCGTCTGAAGAGGCAACATGAGCTCCCTTATGAACGCTACAATACATATCATGATTGCTAGATAAAGAACCTGTATAGCCCCACTGCTGTATATCTACAATAAGTGGGTTATACACATAATCACAAGACAAACTGTGCCGCCAACATCCATAATAACCAGTGCGTGAATTATACACAGTTGCACGGTTAGTACACACATTACAAGTTGTCTCCTTTCCTATTTTTGCAAAATAGCGGAGACATGTCAATTCAAAGTTGGCAGCCCATGTAACAAAAACAACAGAATCAGCTAAATCAACAAGATGGTCTGAAAGCATTTGAACAATGCGTAAACGAACAACTTCCCACTTTTGACCGCGCGTCATAAGTGGTATAAGATGTTTAAATTGTTCACCTGGTGGAGCACGCGCCACAACTTTAGAAAATTTGTAGCTGTCTCTCTCAGATAACAAACCAACAGCCTCAACAACAAAATCAATTCCTGTTGAAAAGCCTAACTGTAATGGGAGGTTAGTCCCTATGTTGTCACGTGTGGCATGGGCACCTTCAGAATCAAAGCCTACCCAAGCCCTCACACGTTTGACAGCCTCTTCTTTTGTTATAAACAATTTGCAATATCCGTCAAGGGTTATATCTAATTTGAAACCCATGAGGGATATAAGCCTTGAATAACTAATAGTAGAATCCGCAATATCAAGGCAAACGGCCAAATCACCACTTACCTTGTACTTTTCATCCACCGCAACAAATGAAGGAGCATGAGCTGGATGATAACCAACATAGCTCTTGCTACAATCTTTAAATAAATTAGTAACACACTGCAACTTGGAAGGTATTTTATCCAAGGTGAGTGGCATAAAATCCAATGCTTCAAATAACTGCATATTACTCATAACGCAGAAAATTCCTTTCTTTGCTCTGGTAATTGCCACATTGAAGCGGTTCACATTAACAGAATGCGCTGTTTCCGCAGTCTGGGAATAAATAACATAATCATATTCAGAACCTTGTGCAGAGTCTACGGTTTGAGTTTGCAAACCTAATATCCTCTTAGCTGCAAAGTTCTGACTATTATAAGGACTGATAAACACAGCCTTTTGCCAGAGTGGATTAGCTTTCAAAAACTTGCTAATCAGATATATCTGCTGCATATTGACAGCACTTGAACTCTCATGTGTGGTCTGCCCCTTGAAATAGACCTTAAAACACAATGAGCTCTTATCATTTTTAGCCTTAAGCTTATTATCATAAACTAAGGCTGACACTGTATCCACAATCTCCTTAGGACAACGATAACACGTGCCAAGGAAGATATCAGGACCTAAGCAACACATTAGCTTAGTTACAGTATTAAAATATTTAGGCTCGAGAGTTCCTTTACTCAATAGCACACGTGGTGCAGGTAATTGAGCAGGATCTCCAATATACACATAATGCTTAGCACGCACACGAGCATTTATAACAGACAGCTCATAGTTGGTAAGCATACTTACTTCATCTACAACAACAATATCAGTGACAATCTCAGCCAATGCATTTATGGTAGTAAATACATACTTACGAGATGTGTCGTTTATCTTAAACTTATCATAGCACTCCACACGCACCTTTGCAGGAATTATTCGCGTGCAGTCATTTAAATTCAAAAATTTGTATGCCTTCTCACACAAAGCATCAACGGCCGCGTGGCTCGCCGCTGTGTAAACAACTCGAGCCGTGCAGTAATAAACTGCCAGCCCGATAGCTAAATGAGATTTTCCTGTACCAGGTGGTCCCTGTACAGTACAATATCTTTTCATACCAATGTGCTGATAATTCACCACATTGCCTTGAAAAGTTTCAGGCACACTATAAACACTAGGAAATTTTATACTTGTATAATGCTCCTGTGGGACAAGCGTAGGAGCACTTAAATTTGCTACAGAGTGTGATGTTAAAACAAACACATCACCCACTGATAGCTTATAAGTGGTTGTGGCTCTATAATAGACACCATTAGTCAACTCACTCTTATCAAAAACATACTCACCTAACACGGTCTTACCATTCTTAGTAAAATGGTAGCCGGTGAAAACATAATTTTTATTAAGTGGTGGCCGCACTTTGCCAACCTCCCAAGAGAGAATTAATTCACGATCGCTTACTATCTCCTGTATAGTAGCAGAAGCATAGCTTTGCTTGAAAGCCTCTTCAGTTGCCTTCTGAGTCTCTGCAGCAAATAGTTTTAAGCGTTCGGTACATTCATTAGCTAGTATGTAATCGTCCACATCAGTCCATTTACAACTAGCAATGCGATTAAAATCATCTATAAAGGGAGAACCTGTACAAGATTGCTTATATAGACCAAAAACCATACCATTCATTACTAATTTAAACGAATATTGTGGCTTATGGTCTTCACAATAATATGACATACCACCTAAATACAATTTGGTAACATCATTCACATCACATCCTGGAGCGTTACACACATATGGTGCTACACTTAGGACATATTTATGATCAGTAGACATTACATGGTCATAACAGCACTTACAACACAATAAAGGCTTGCGTATGCAACTGCCACAGCGTAAAGATGTTTGAGATGAGCAGACTACGCAGGCACCAACGCTTTGCATAACTGCACTTCTTAAATACATGTTCTTGTAGAAGGACTCGTCAGTAAATTTTTGTCCGTCACAAGTACTTAAAATCACACTATAGCTGTCCAATATCTGGTTACCCAAATCATTGTACAACTTCTTTATATACTCCAAATACACTCTAAAAACCTTTTGGTATTCTTCATTCTCATGATATACCAATGGATAAGCATCTATAGCCAAACTAACAAACCGCTCTATTAATAAGACACTGTCGGTCTTTAATAGATCGTCCACAAAACAGCCCGCTCCCAGAATGCGACTAGGGTCAGGATATGGCAGATAAACATCATCGCCATCCATTTTTACTAGCATTGTATGTTGAGAACAGAATTCATGAGGTCCATTCTTTATGTCATTTTCAACCCAACATTTGGATTCTGACATAAACACGTTATTTTGATAATACAGCACCTGTTGAAAGGCACTAATATTAGCAATATAACCTTTGGACGCATACTCAGAATTATAACATACGACACCATCATCACTCAAAATCATCATACTAAAATGCTTATTTAAAAACTCATAAAACTCATTAACAAAAGCAGGATCAACATAATCGCTGCGGTACACATGAGAGTATAAGCGCCGCTGTAGGCTGCGAATACTCAAATCTTCAATCTTATTGCCATTGCATGACATCAAGGCACATACATTGGCAGAGACAGCTTGACATATGTTAAACACAGAATTAGCAAAGGCAGTGGTTGCATCCCCACTACTAGTGCCACCTGGCTTAACATAAAAACAGCCACCACACATAACAATTTCACTCAAAACTTGTGCACACTCATTCGCCAAACGATAGAACCTATCAGTTTGTGAACAACATGCATCATGCTTACGTGCAAGAACCAAACTACTCAGAATTCTGAGAATATTTGGCATGGCACGATCGCACTTAGGATAATCCCAACCCATTAAGACAGGATTATCAACTCCTTTAATAAGGCGGCACAACATATCGTCCCAGCCGCCATAAAATTTCGTGGTGCCAATAACAACTGATACACCACGAGTAGCTGCTATACTTTTCAAACACTTCTGGTGAAACATTCTGCCAGTCATAGTACTCAAGATAGAGACTCCAGCAACAGTGCGAGCCCTATTTTTAGCACTAATGGCATATTTAAGATTCATTTGGGTAAGAGTGGGGAGAACATTTCGCTTGGTATATGCATAAATATCATCCTGCTCTTCAAATGAAAGTGCTTCATAGTAGAGTCGGGCCTTACCAAACTTATTAAATGGGTATCCAGCACTCTTATCATAATTATTAACAATAACCTGTGATGCTGGGATACACCCACCATCATAGACCTCAAAATACTTAAAAACAACTTCTAAACAAAACAACAACTGCTTTATATCCACCATAGTAGGTAGGTTATATTTATAATAATTATAATCAGTGATAGCAGCATTACCATCTTGCGTAAAGAAGAAGTGCCTCAAATCGACAGAACTACCTTCCTTAAGCAAGCCTTTACTTAATATAAAATCATAAAAATCCTGGTTAAAATTACCGGGTTTAACGGTTTGAAACTTTACGCCACTCGCTATAGCTGCAACGCTAAAGCAACATGTGCGTAAATCATATAATGCATTTGCTGACGCCACATGTAAGGCTGGATCAGCAGCATACAAAAGTAGATCTTTTAGGGACAATCTGTACCTATGAGTATCCACATCCATATTCATAACAACACCTAATTCTTTATAATGGTAGCCTATTGAGACGACAAAAGGCACACCATCTACAAAGATTTGCCTAACAAGAGGCCCAAAACAGGTATTAGGCAATACCATACTAAATAGTATATTAAAATTGGCACAATGTATTATGCACCTATCATCCTCGCAATCACATGTGTTTGGATGGTAAGGCATAGTCCAATACTTAAAGTACTTATTAAACAACTCTAGCTTGTAATCAGTAAAATCATACTGCACAAGATCGAATTGTCTATAAGCTCCATTAACATATAACTCACTGTCCAACGCATGACACATAGTCAGCATTGGCATCATATAAGAATAATAAGAATCTGCTATTGCAACACCACAACCGGGTGCTGCAAGAACAAAGTCACCAAAATCATACCATATACCATTCAAATCTTGATTATCAAGTGTTAAAACACCTACCAAGCCTGCTTCTACCATAGCATCAGCAAACTTAGCAGTGTTAAGCAAAGCCCTATTAAAAATGGGACCAAGCTTTTTATACACATTAATAATATCAGGATTTTCAACAAAATCATACCAGTCCTTTTTGGTAAAATAGGACTGTTCACACTCAGCATACAAGCAAAGAATATCACATAGTAATGAGCAGTCATTGCGGTCAAAATGCCGCAATGCATAGCAAAGATCCAACATAGTATATTTTGTTAGATATTTGCGTACGATGTGAGGAACACGGCTACCTTCAACATCAAACGTGAAGAAGTCATGTACGGCCACAACACTACAATCTTTTAACCGCTCATAACATGCCTTTTCTTTATCATATATATCAAGGCCTGTTCTTTTCACAACAAAGTACTGGTCTAATAAAGTACCGTCTTCTTCAGCGCACTGAAATCGACAGCAATTAACCTTATAATGTAAACCAATGCCAGCAACATTAGCATTACAGATATCAAATGCCCTTTTTTGAACATCAGTAGATAAACCACTGGCACAGGGTACGAGACGGGCATCTACACTCGCACCCCGAACCCGTTTAAAAAGTTCGTATCCTTTGACTGCAATGTAGCACTTGAACCTACACAGGAACAAGACCCATCACGCCAAAATCCACACACCTGGCAAACATCATGCGTCAAGACATAAGACACAGGATCTTTTATACCTATGGGCACTTGCACAAATTTACCGCGCAACTTGCACAATCCATCTACATCTGGATGTTCAATACGCGCGCGGCAGTATATACAAACAGATGCACCACCATAAGAATCCTGATTAGTAGTAGCATCAGGTTTAACTGTAATGGCCATACCGGTACCCGCATGATCACAAAGCATCTTCACACAATTTGCTATAGGAATACCCCCTTGTTGTATATAATCTAAATACGTCTTCTTAGGATCTACAGAGAACGCACACAAAGACAGTATTGCAGAATTGGCAGCATACTCAGTTGCATGTCCTGCCTGCAAACGAACTGTAGAAGAAATAGTTCCAACAACCCAGCCACGGGCTAGTGTGTTACAACCTTTAACAAAATACAAGTACTTAACTTTAAGTCCCTTTGCATCTTGAACAGTAAATTTACATGGGGGATCCAATTCTAACACTACAACAGATTGATCTTCCTTTACTATCTTAGTGTACTTCAAACCATCCGTATCACTAAGTATAGCATAAATTATCCGCCCATTGTTACTATTATTATAATAACACTGGGTAGGCACATTACAATTCATGTCTGGTCCACTACTAACAACCTGTGTTTTTAATTTTGCAGGCATAAGTTCGTTGTTCTGCATCACGGTAGTTGATACCTCATTATACCGTGTAGCAGTAACAACAATGGGCCAGTTAACACTTTCATTAATCTCATTCAACTGTTTAACAGTGCCGTCAGCATCTTGTATACTCTGTATATGCCACACATTACCAGCATATGCAATATACACATTATCCACAACTTGATCATAAACTGTTTTATCTGGCACTATAATTGTAAGTGAGTTAGCAGTAAGCGATGGTATTGCGCTAAGAGGTACACACCCTTTAACAGCATTATCCAGTATAGAATTGAGTGCCTGGTTGTCAAGCTTGCGCACCATGCTAAACAACATTGTTTGCAGCGCCGAGACAACCTTGCTCTTCTTATCATTTATTCTAGCTTCTTTATACATATTAGTAAGAGCCAAATCAGCCATACGTTCAAGCTTACGAGCAACAGCTCTATCCCGCTCGTATGCAGACTTAGCAATATTACAGGCTTTCTCTAGCTGTTTAATCTGCTGTTGATTAGCAGAACCGCTAGCCTTAGCCTCATCCAAATTTTTCTTGGCAATTTCATATTCAACGAAGCTAGCCATATTAACAAACTCACTCTGTAATGCCTGTAGGACTGTATTGTCACGGACGTAATCGTCACACACATCCTCTATACTAGTTAAGCATTTGGTATCAACAGCAGCTGGATTTGCAAAAAGCACAATCAAAAGCTGAGCCAGTTTATCAAATGCAACACCAAGATCTGAAGTGGCAAGTATTTCATTGTGCAAAGTGCTACAATATTGCCACAACTTAGAATTAGATGCTACGTGTAGATGCTGTAAACAATTAAGGAGTACAACATTAGCACACTTAACATCTGTCAATTTAGATTGAATTTGAGACACTTCAATAATGGGCACACCACCAATACCAATCAACTTAAAATTAAGAATCAAGGCTTCAAAACTATTACGTGGTGGACGCAACCCATTGGCATTCATATAACGAAGTTCCTGTACAGAAATTTTATAATTATAAACTCCCAAAGGAACTCTAAACAATTTGTTACACAGTGAGAAGACTCCCCAGTAACAACACACAATATACCCTACAAGAAGGTAACACATCAAAAGAATTTTCACATGCGGAATATCAGTCAAATAAAAGATATTGGCATGCAACCACCAAGCCATAGCCTTAGCTACAGTCAGCGATATAATAGTAGTCCAGGTATAGGTTCCAAAGATAGAAACAACTAACAAAAGTATTTCTATCTCCAAATTAGAACCCATATACCACATAGACACTACAGAAGAAACTCTAGTTATAAATATTATAATAGAGAACAAATCATGATTAATGCTACGCATGGTAGTAAAAATCATGAACAAAACGGCACAACAACCATACAAAACCTCATAGGTATAAGTATAGTCAACAGAAGGCACCACATATGATAGCCATGCATAGGCATACCCCCTAAATGACTGTTTGTAAACCACCAAATAGTTAGTATACAACAGTGTCAAAAATACAGGAAGTATAAACATGGTCAAATACAAGTGCTTGTGTTTAATAAACAACATAGCACAGGCCACAAAGCAAAGTGTTCCTATTGTGACACTAAGAACATTAAGAGTCACATACATAAACATGGTCCATTTTACAAATGCTGAGAGAATACATGCAAACAAAAAGGTTGATGTCAACACCCAGCACAATGTACCCTTAAAGACTCTAGTGCGTTTTGATTGCAACTTAACACCAGCGAGCTGTTGATAGACATCGCTTGGTGTAAGTTCATCCTCAAACACGCAACTGCCCAGAATTTGCCTGCCCTGAAAACCATTATTCAATCTTTTAATGGCGGCAAGACACTTCTCAACAGGAACTCCAGTCATAGAAGCCAAAGCATCTATAACAAGATCCATGGTAAATTGACTAAAACCATTTGCCATAGCCCAAACATTATAATCTTCAACAGAACAAATATCACTTTGTATAAACCAATTGCAGTTGTTAAGAATTGCGGCATACAACCAAGCTACAAAATTAACAGACTGCACATAATCCTGTATAGGGAGTTGTACAACTTGAGCATCACGATAGGGACCATAAAAGTTCCCATTGAAGTCAGTACCAGTATGACAACCTGTACTAAGCTCCAATTGATGCATATAAACAAATTTAACACAATCGCCCATTAAGACATAACCAACGGATCCACAAGATCCACAAAGAAAAGAGCCCTTAATAGTAAAACTGCTGCGCATTGTCACATGAAAGGCTCCCTGGGGTTTGCCGTTGTATGCAGCCAAAACTGTAAATGTCTCTCCAGGTTTCACATTGCCAAAGGTATACTTTGGTGTTTTAGTATTCTGCAATGTGACAGTCAGGATCAACATAGCGCCCTGCATTTGGTAAGACATAACAGTAAGACTCATACGATCAAACATAACCACAAAATCTGTCGAGGTAACCCTACAAAGTAAAGCCTCATAATCAGGATCAACCATATCATTGGCTGCACAGATGACATGGCGAGGACAATATACTTTATTGTCAAGCCAAAGCCCATTGAGAGTCATATTGCCATAAGTAACACTAACGATACAAGGCTCAACTTTAGATGTAGGACAAACAATCTTAGCAATACCTGATTGCAAGAAAGATGTAGAAACTGATGCAGTCGGTGGTTGGTAAAGCACATCATTGCCATTATTATGGTTAAATGTATCAAGTGCTTTTGCCAACTGAGAACAGGCAGCTTCACGGTACGCAGCAGTATCCATTTTACCACTGTAGTACCTATACTTATTATACAAACTCAAATATTTATTAAATGCAACCTCCGACAGAGAATTCTTCAACTTACAATAAGTATCCTTATTGATCATAAAAGTAGTGAGGGACATTTCCTCAAAAGTACCATCACTACGTATACCAGTATGCAACTTCCTGAAGTAACTAAATACCCAGAAAGCATGGTTTGAAACAACAGCTGCAACATAAAGTATACAAAACCATATTGGCATAATTGTACCATACATCACAAGCCACTGTAGATGCATTATGACACTAATCTCCGAAGGGAAATACAGTGTCACATAGAAATAACACAAAGCATATATAACAGCGAAAGTGGGATAAACCTGGAAAACAAAAAGCATCACAAAATTTATAAACCACACAATTACATTAACCACTACTACGGCTGTATAATCACCAAACGCACGCTTGAGCTTGATGAGATAATAAAAGATCAAAACAATTATTATAGCAAGAACAGCACCAACAACAGAACTCATAGTCAACGAAAAGAAATCTATTGGTTGGGCCAATCCTACTACAAATTGATTAAAAATATCCACAAAGTCCCTACCACAAAAAGTACCTGGCATTTTTCTATAATATTCATTATTAAGAGCCCAGGAACCATTAAAGGTAAAACAAATACCCTCCTCAGCAGACTCACACAACCCTACCCTGCAATAAGTCATTGCTTTGGTGCGAATGACCCTAACAAGACCTTCTCGCAGTACCTCTGGGAATCGTATATAGCCATGGGTGTTAGCCAAACTATACCGAACATGTGGCCTCAATGAGGAATACAGACTGGCGTTTTGAACAAGCCCTTCCGTATAACAATAAGCCTGTGATGCACCATTGTCAGAAGCAAACATTGTGCATGCTGAAGACAAGACGCAACCGCTACTATAGAAATCTGAATAAGAAATCTGTTCATGCGGGGTATAACATTGCACACCATCAGCTGAGAATGCATATGTTATAAAATGCAACACATGGTAACCAAACCTCAAAACTTTAGTAGGAACATTAAACACTGTAGAGCCAATGTCTTTGTCTATTACAGCAACGACCACAGGACAGCTGTGATGGTTGCTATAATATGACAGACCAAAGGTAGACTCATACCACTGATCAAATTGTGCGTATTTGTTAGCAAAGCATACATCTTTAACATCAACATCACGCACAACACCATTATCTATAACCTTAAAACTGGCATAAGCTGGTAGCTCATAAGCAGACTTATGTACACTGTAGCTAGGCATAAAAAGCCACAATGTACAAAAGACTATCAAACTTGCGATAAAACACTTAAACAGCACATTGCTAACGAGCGCACCTCCCTTAAGGGAGAAGGGCATTGTCAAAATAGACACGTTAGCGGCTTGTTTATTATAAGTAAGCTTAAGCTTAAGACCAGTTTTCACACATGCTTTCTTTAATTTATGCTGAAAATCAGAACTAAGCTGATTATATACATCTACATGCCATATACAAGAAACACCAGCCATTTTAGCCACGTTACCCTGCACATGTTTACAATTATTTTGTATAAGAACACCTAAATCAGCTGCCACTATATTATCGCTCTTTATATACGTTGGCACAAGATTGTTGCAGGATTCATCTGTCATGTCAAGCCCAGCGGCAACTGTAGACATAACAGTGTCTGCAAGACATCTAGTGTCAACATCAGAATCTATAGAGCAAGTTTTTCGTGCACAGCCAATAAATGTGTTTAAAACCTTTTCAAGTTGCACACCTTCCGCAAGAGACTTGTGTGCTACCTGGATAAAATTATTAAGTGACTTTCGCTCGACCTCAAACATGCCCAAAAGGGTATCCACGTAGACATCGAACATAGTCTTAGAAACATTAGTACCTGTGCTGGCAGTTGTGAGCAAACTCTTATCTATCATAAGCACAGGACGGAACAATGATTGTGCGTAGAAGACAACAGCATTGAGAAAGTTAGCCTTATCAGCATCACCATCCACAATGACTACATTAGTCTTAGGCACACCATTAACTTTAGAATGCAGCAGACCATTAAAGTCTACAAACATGCTAGCATTTACATCATCATAAACACGCTGCCCATCCTTTTCGTAGAACAAGCGCATTTTACAACCTACTTGCTGCACACACTCTACAACATAGTGCGTAACATCAGTTGGATTTATAGTGCGTTTGAATTCTTTAGACAATTCAGCTGCAGCCTCTACGGTTATAAAAGTATTGCCTGGTTTATAGGAATCGCACCCAATGCAATTCCACTGATGTTTGTTACAAAAGTTTATGCCACCATTAGCCATCACATCGTAATAGCGTAACATGCCACCCACAACAGTGCTGCACTTAACACGAACACTCTTGTTCCTCTTATAGCAAAACAAACAACCAGGCTTATTACAACCATGAACCACATGTCTAAACAACTTAAACATTTTAAAAATAAAAACAACAATTATATACAAACGCAAAAACACATGAAATGGCAACAAATTGGCCATATAAAGAAACAAACGTACAAACCAATGTAATTCAGTGATCATAAACATATCAGGAAACCATGTTGTGAAAATTTGCAAACAGACTAAACCAAACAAAGGATAGAACCACACTGTATACAAAACATAACTTATAACAAGTTCCAACACCAGGACTGCAAAGCTCTTATAGTCAAAACCAGAAAAGCCCGCAACATGATACTGCACAAAGTCTATAGCCTTGTACGTATCAATCATGTCAAAACCCGATAAGCAAAATTGACATGCAACTGATGTGCAATTGTCAAATGTAAACCCAATACTGGACACGTCTATGCTATCACACAAGGTCCAAAACCCAAAAATGAATTTTAGCCTAGCAATAACATGGCCTACTAAGGTCGGCATGAAACGTATATTGGGCAAATATAAATCACTAAAAATTACATTTGCAAAAATTACACTAAACCAAAGAAGGAATATTGTGGCAACTATAAAGAAGCCGCGTAACAACATTCCCCATTTAAAGTTGCGTAAAGCTATACCACATGCTTTAACGAACAACTTAGAACTAAACTTAGAAACTATTTCTGTGGTGTATACAACTTTATTGTCACTTGGCTTCTTCAACCAAGAGCACATTAGCACATAGAACAAGCGCAACGCATTCATCGGAGCCAAAACAACACGTTTTATGCTCTTCTGCACTACATCACACTTGTCATCACGCCTTGAAAAGAGTTCCACCGGTATTTTAACCTTTTGTAGACCTCGCTTAACATATTCACGTACTGTAGGAGTGCATACGAGCTTACTAAGCCAATTGGCTACCCATACAACATACCTACCACCCGTGACCCACATAGCAATTACATCATCTAAGGTCAAACTTTTAACTAAAGTGGCCTCGGCTTTATCATCATTCTCTATAATGACACCGTCCACACTAATAGGCTTTTTAACATTTTTGAGCTTCTTTATAATGAAGGGGCCGACTTGTTGAGAATCATCTTTCTCCTCCAGAGCCGACTCCTCCACTGTTAACACATCAAATTTATTTTTATCAATCAGACTCGGTCTGTTAAAGTACGTCAAGGATGCAAGGGAAGCTTCCATATGACTCTGCCAGATAACTGGTTTACCAAATGTTATACAACCCTTTTTATAGCGCTTGACATACAAGTCATCATCTGCTAACACAACATCACCCGTTGCATCAGGCCAGACGGTGACCTTATATTGAACTGAATCTTTAGTAGAATCAAAGCCCAATTTAACATTGAGAGTATCACATAAGGCATGACCCACAAGCTCAAAGTTTGTGTACACACCATCGACAGCCTCAAATGTCTTAAACTGTGCTTTAACTATACGTTGAGTGTAATACCGACCACCCTCACAGTAATACTGCGAGAGATCAGGCTTGTACTCAACATGTTTCACATCATCTAAATAATAGGTCGTAAGACACGACTCAAATGTTTGCTTAGGCACATTAGTGTACAGACAATCTGTAACACCATCTACAAGAGTTGTGCACTTCTTAACATTATGTGCATCAAAACATGTGAGCTGTTTGCCATTCTTAACATGCGTGTAATGGCCAACAGCACCTCCTTTATACAAATTAGCAGCAGCACAACCATTAGGCAAAGCTCCAACAGCTGGAGCCTGACTACCAATAAAGAATGGCACATTCATGCTAAGCACGTGAACAGTTTTAGGTCCACAACTACAATCTGTAGTAGTACCCTTTTCTAATGCCTGCTTATCACAAGTACCGTAAAACATGACTGCATCAATGCCGTCACGCTTTTCAACCTTTACACCACATTTACAAATAAACTCATACTCACAGCTAGCACTTGACAAATCTGCTTGGCTCAAGGCAACTCGCATAAAGTCACGCGCATCAGCTGGTTGTCCATAAACAAAGGCACCTTTTGCAAGCACAAGTGCAACAAAACGCAGAGGTCGTCCCGCTCTGAATTCGAGCCACGCCTCTTGCCATTGCTGCAATTTAAAAGTCAAATTAAGATTTTGCAACATTAAGCATGCAGCATTACAATAACAATTATTGTCTGCCTGCTTAAAACAAAACCATTTGCGATGGACCACGACCTCCCACCTACAACAACTGCGATAGCTGTAATAAGCAAGAAGCTGTTTCTGGTCAAACCCAAATGATTGTTTAACAGATTCTAATTCAGCTTCAGACAAGTTCTCAAACTGATAGAGTACTTTGCCTGCATACTCTTTAGAAACAATGTGCTTGGTAACATCAACATTTTCACAAAACACATTGCCAACCTGCTTACTAAAGGCTTCACCACAGACGACTGACTTGGTCTTGAAGTTGAAACCATCAACAGTAAGCAGGACTTCAACTACATTCTTAAAAAGCTGCTGCACCTCTTTGACAGTCGCCTTTACAAAGGTACCTTCTTGTACATATCCAAAATCCGAACCCTGACTGCATATAGATATACCGCCGGGGCACTCAAAATATTTAACAACTCTAACACCAGCACAAACATCAAATTTGAAGACTGATCGCCAATCTTCTGGCAGGGATTGATACATGCTCTGAACATAAGCCCGAGCATCATCATCCAACTTTATATCATGCTGCATACAATAGATGTCCTGCAGCTTATCATAAGTCGATACTAGAGTTGTCTCCTTATCAAGAAGAGCTATAGTATCGATTTCATACTTAATTTGGCGGCCCAACTGTTGAGTTAGTCTAGCAGCCAACTGTTTAGTACCATCGACGGCTGTTGTTTGGCAACCCTCGATGAGCTTAAAATCTTCTTTATTATTACTGACCAACACTACCTTTTTAGTGGTGGCTCCCAACAAATACGTCAACGAAACATCAGATGGCACACTAAATATACCAGCAGACACTAACGTAGTGACGCAACATTCATATTTATTAAACGCTTTGTAGACGCGTTCAAGTAGCGCATAAGATTGTTTACCCTGTGCTCGCGCATCAGGACCCACAACATTAAGCACCAACTTACACAACTTACCGCCTGTGGATTTGTAACACTCACCCACAGGACAAGGACCTCGCAACTTTACCATGTCGGAGGTCTCTTTATTAAAGGCGTCGCCAGCTGCCCTTGCTATTGCTTTTGCTACACCACCACCATGCGCCATATGGCTGTTGGCGGGGTTCACAACAACATCAGCAAAAACCTTCTTAGAAACGTCTATAATATCACCTTTTACAAAACAAACATCTGGTGTTATACAAGTTCCATAAAGTTGGGCAATCTCAAAAGTAGACATAGCAAACTTAATAGGATGCCCAACTATAAAATCAAACTTGTTACTACTAACATCTGTAACAAGCGTTCCATCAACTTGCTTTAAACCATTATAATCAATCACTGCCAATGAGTGCCGATTATGCACATCGACAACACACGCTGCTAAGTACACTCTTTTCAATGAAAAGAATGCACTAAATGTGGTGTCGATCAAAGAAAAGTGTAGGGTGCATGGTGCATCTAACTTAAGTGCCACCATGCTCTGACCACACTTCTTACATGGTTGTGAGATTACATCCCCATAGAAGAACATGGCATCAAGGCCTTTGTACTCACTATCAATCCCACACTTCAAGCAGCGCCAATAAGAGTTAGCATCCCATTTGCACTGTGTTAAAAACCAATACGCAAAATCAGCAACATAGCCTCCTTCCGGTACAATTATATTATCCGGAATCTTTTTCAACAGTGCATCTACAAAATCAGAAGAATACTGATTCTTGTACACACACCACAAATTCTGTAATTTCTTATCCTTAAATACACAAGGTATTTTCTGCATTACTGCCAGGACAGAACGCAACCAGCAATTAGTCCTGGTAGTCTTAGGGACAAATACACCACAGACGTGAATAAACTCGTCTTGCTGTACTGTCCAAAAATCACTAACAGCTTCCTCATAAGCTGCAACATAGTCGCAGACATTACCATGAAGCTGATACTCAACATTTACGACCTGCTCTAATTCCTGCAAAATAGGATCATCGCATGTCGCTATATCAAAGACTTCTTCCACTTGTTCAACCTCACTGGCAACACTGCTGCTAATGCAATCAGTGACAATGACCGGTTCTGTGGCTTCTACATCTTCCTCAAATACTGCACAAAGCAGCTCTTTATTTGCACTTAATGCTTGACTTTGTTCAGATTCAGAGTTAACCACAGCTTCAGTTTCCACAGCATCCACAGCTTTCACGTCGCCTACACCATTACCATCGACATTACCATATTGGCTGTCTGACTGGCTGGCTGGTTCTGCTTCCACTGCTTCAGGTGTTTCCACTTCACTGAGATCACAACCTTCAGCTTCACACTCAAACATTACAACATCATCATCTTCCGGTGGGCAGAATGTGCAAAACATATGAGAAGAAACTTTCTCATCACCACACTCATCAAACAAATAAATAGGTTCTTCATCCAACCTACTCAAAAATGCACAAACCTTAGCGCCCACACCTTCAAGTGTTTTGCAAGATTCTAACTTGTCCTGAATTGTATCAACAATCACAGCAGCAAGCTCATCTGCATCAACACTACCATCCACCTCAAAACTGTTACAAGCAGTATTTAAGATGGTGTTAAATTCGACATCAAGATCATACTCGACCGTGACCTTCTTCTTTGCAGCAATGATTTTAACGTCATCTGCTGCAGCAAAGGACACACTCTTACCTGCACAAGGAAAGCGCCAAGCCTGATCCAACAACCCAATACGCTGACCATCAAATATCACAGGATATAGACAGTCACCGTTTTGAGCCATATACAAATTGTCTACAACACACAGACGAGCTGCTTTCATTGGAGGCTTTCGATAACCTAGTGGTTTTAGTGGTTGTTTTACAACTTCCACAACCTCACTTTCTAATGTCACAGGAATAACATCACCATGCAAAGCAAGGAGTTCACTCTGTATCATGTCACTAGGCAGGACTAGATTATCTATCATAGCCAGGCCCAATTTATATACAAAGCTTCCAGAGAAGACAATGTACTCAGCAGCCACCTTAAAACAAGGTAGACCCTTAATTATGGTATGTTTCATACAATCTAACATCATATTAACCATCTCCCTAAGTATCCTCACAAAATTGCGAGCATAATCAGGCACACTTCCAACAAAATGGAAACCATCTTCTAAAATTAGATAAGCACCGTTTATGACATGAAGGACAACCCAAGCAAGAGCACAAACAGACTTTTTAATCCACTCTTCTACGAGCTTTTTAACATTTTTAACGAACTTTTTGCCAAAGATCTGAAACTTGGACAAAAACACTTTCAAATTCTTCACCACAAATGAAGTGGCACCCTGAACTGTGCCAATACACAAACACAATGTGCTCTGACACCAGCTCCCCACTTCAATACCTAGCTTGCACAAACTCTCTGGCAAGCCAGGTGCACTCAAACAACAATTTATATAATATGCGCGCGCGGCCACACCATCCAACAGGAAAGGTGCAAAACCCTCAGAACAGACCAAGCTGTTATCCACAGAAAACTTAGCGCGGCGCATAATAAAATAATCCACATTCTCTAACAAGAGAGAATAATCACCTCTGTTAAAAAGCAGCTGCTTGTGCCAAAGATCATCAACACCCAAGATGGCATGTTGTTTTATATCTGCACACTTATATTGAACATAGTCCAGATACAAAGCATGACAAATAGCAGCAGTCTCTTGAACAATGGTTTTAAAACCAATAGAACCTGTAAAGGTCATACCATCATATGCCTTCACAGCTGACATGATGATAGGCAACCAGATGCCAGATCCTGGTGACCAGTAAACACAGCCACCAAAAGGAACAACTGACATACCATACATCTTAAAAGAATCCTGCGAGGTCAAGGCAGTACTTTCAGTAAACAACACAGCATTAGGTGGTATGACTCCAGAAGATTGAGCTTGAACCTCGCTAGCTGCATACAGCTTGCCAGCGGGGCACTTAAAACCATCTATCATGTTACCTGGTATCCACCCAACAAACTCACACTCGTCATGTTCACACTGAACATGGCCGAACTGCATCACAAAGCCACAATCTTTTATAGGGACTTTATAAACAGTTTCTATAACAGACACAGCATCAGTGACCTGCATTAAGTCTGCTATTTTAACAAACTTCTTTACAGTGGCATCGGCACTTAGAACATGAACAGGCTCCTTCACAACAACCTGGTCACCTTCCAAATCATCCATAGGGTCCGCTACGTATGCAATACTACGTATAGTAGCACACGTTTGCAAACTCATCACAAACCTTTCATCACGAACTGTATGCCATGCCACCACATACTCAAATTGATCACTGGTCTTCCACATACCAGCTCTCATCTCCTTCACACTGCATTCCCCATAGGCGGAAAGGCCCTGTGCGAGGCTGCCAGTATAGTCACAACCATACTGGTCCACAAAGACAAGAGGTTTCAAGCCTCTATACTGTCTTAAAAGAGCATAGGCTTTGGCAGAGAATTTGCCCTTTGGCGCACTCATGACTTCATCACAGGCGTTATCCAGGACAAAGCTCGAACCAGCACCCTGCTGTTCATAGTGCCCACGACTGTAAGCACCTTTAACTCCTGTCTTGCGCACCTTAAGAACATAAGGTTCCAAGCGCGCAAGAGCTTTGGGTGGCAGCACACTCTTTGGTACTACCCAACCCATAAATCGACCTGCACCATAACCAACACCTTGAGGGCTGATTAGGTAGAGCTCGTAGGATACATGTTTGTCCACACCGCAATTTCCTGTACTACAGGTTGTACAGCGGCGGAACTGACCCATGACCCATCCCTTAGGAACACACCCTCCTGCATAACATGACTCAAGAGTCATGTGCTGGGGTGGTCGCACAAAAACTGCCTCGCGGGACAACAAGGCTTGCTTTAACACAGACTCGGTATCTTCCGGTCCTGTCTTAGATACTATATCACGTATCAAAACAGACTGCGCAACCATATCATAAGTAGATAGGATGCTACAATCCATCTTAACGTGATTATCAAAATGATCTTTGACCGATCCCTCTTCCTGCTTAACTGGGGAGCAAAACCCATCCCCATCTCCGCTATCAGGGTTACCCAACTTCTCCTCTGTGTCCTCAAACATCCACGGAAATTCTGGGGCCCATTTTAGCGTGAGGCCGTATTTGTTGACTCGCTTAGCCATGATACCTCCTATGGGTGGGAGGCTTAGACTGAGAGTGCAACACGCCGTTAGCAGGGAAGTGTTATCAGTCAAATTCCTAAGACACTAGTATGCAACGCCTAAACCCTCAGGCATAGGCTAGCAGGGACCTAGTGTTTTTATAAAGTTTAGATTAGATTAGATCTAACAAGAGATCGAGGGTGCGATGCTACGGAAGCGATTCACACTTTATC